TACTTTTCAAATGGGTTAATAAATTCTTTTCTTGCATTTTTCTTACAAAAGAAATCTGCTGCTTCTTTAGCACTTAAATTAAAAGAGTGTCCTGTTTGTTTGTTTGTTAGTCTTAGCATTTTGTTTTAGTTTTAGTTAATTTTGTTTTAGTTAATAATAAGTGCGTTGTCAAGTCGCACCCCTTGTTGTTTTATTTGCTTAATTGCTGAATTTGTTTTTTGTAACTTTCTATTGCATCTTTGCAATTTTCAATGTAACTTTTTTGAAAAGTGTAAGCCATTAAAATTGTATTTTCTAATCTTTTAATGTTTTCTTGTAATAATTCAATTTGTGTTTTCATTTTGTTTTTGTTTTTAGTTGATTAATATGGGGCAAAGATACAACCATTTTTTATATTAACAAACTTTTAAACAGAATTATTTACAAAGTTATTAACAATATATATGTTAAGAAGCCTATTCACCAAAAAGAAAAGCCTATTCTTTTAAATGAAAAGCCTATTCACCAAAATGAAAACCCTATTCACCAAAGTGAACCTATAAGTACTATTAAAGATTATACTATTAAAAATAATACTATTAAAGAGAAGAGAGCTTTCTCTTTTTTTTATTTTTTTTAAAAAGTCCTATTTTCCTAACTTTCCACTTTGGGAAGATTGGGAAGATTGGGAAGATTGGGAAGATTTAAAATTAAAATAGGGAGTACTCCCTAAAAGCCCCTAAAAGCCTTGATGAAATTAGATACAATTAGATACAATTAGATAAACCTTGATAAACTTAGATAAACTTAGATAAGCCCTGATAAAGTGTGATAAACTTGTATACAAGTAAATACAAGTAGCTAAATAAAGACCTGTACGGTTTATTGTACGTTCGTAAAAGCGTACAAAGAAGCATACAAAAACAATAAATAATAAATGACTGAAACAGCCACTTTAATAGCAGTATAAAGGGTTAGTATTAAAAAGGTGTGAAAGTGCCTTAAAGCGCTTAAGGGGGCTATAAATTAAGCAGTATAACAATAAGTATTAAAAGCAAATACATTAGAAAGACTTTAACAGCTCCGTAGTCTTTCATTACAAAGGCATTAATAGATTTATAGGAAGCGTTCCGTTATTTAAAACAACAGCACAGCCGATTGCAGGTTTCTTACCGTACTTGCAATAAGCCATTGCATAAGAATCGTGGTCAATTCCACAACCAACTTGAACTCCAAAAACTCTATAGTTTTGCCCTACAAAATTAACTACATAAGACTTGGTGTGTAAATGCCCTTGTACGGTGTTCATCATATCTGCTTTGCATTTAGTAGCAGCTTCGCCACCTTCACCGTGCAAATATTGTACATCATCTAAAACATATCTTTCTACAAAGTTCCAGTCAGGAGTTTCTAATACTTCTTTGTAGGACTTAATCCATTTAGAAGGAATTGCTGAAGTCTGAGCCTTCCGCATTATAATCCTATCGTGGTTTCCTATGATAACAGTAGCTGAAGGAAAAGCGTTGCGCCATCTAGCTATTCTTTTAATAGCGTATTCAAGCTCGTCTGCTCCACCCATACCATCTGCACTTGTTTCGTGGTAACTTGAAAAATGATTGTCTATTACATCTCCAATAAAAACAACTTCAGTACACTTGTAAATGTAGTATTGTTCTATGCACCATTGTAGATAACTATCAAGGCAAAAGGGTTCGTGAAGGTCACCGATAACTAGAACATTTCTAGTTTCGGATTCCCTCATTTTTTGTAGTGCCACTATTTCGTGTGGCTTTAACCTGTATCGGTTATTTCTTTCCAACATCAGCAATTCCTTGACCAACAACTAAGGTAAGTGCAGCGTAAAACAAATTCTGAGCAGTAGCTTCATCTACGCCCAAATAAGTTACTATAATAGGTACAACTACTGAACTAACTGCATACCAAAACTTTTTAGATTTAAACATTTTGCTAATTAGTAATTTTGAAAAAAATTGTTTCATAATGATTTATTTAAATTAGTTATTTATTTTTAATTATTAAGTTTATATTTTTACCGCCCAAATGTATAATCTTTTTCATAAGTAAGTCCATTGCTCTTTTAGAATTATTAACAAAGTCTTGTTGGCGCTTTAAACCTACTAGAATACAGCCGTTGGTATCCTCTGGTTTATTTCCGATATGAAATAAGATATAATCCCTATCAGGCACATTTTGAACTAACAGATGTAAATAGTTTCTTGTTGCACTTTCTCTAGGGTATCTTAACCTAACAAAATATTGTCCAGCAGGAATGCAAGATATTCTTCTTTGATTGTCTAAATAAGGAAGTTCAAGCGTTTCACAAAACAATTCACCATTTAAAAAAAGTTTACCTATTGTAGAGTCACTAGTAAAAGTATCTCTAATAATAAGCAGGTTAATAGCAGAGTTAGTGTCCTTGACCTCTGTAGACTTTTTTGTAGGCGTTTTGACTTCTACTGGCGTTTTTGGAATGAACTCCTGGTCTTTTCCTTTTAACAGGTTTATAAGCCCTTGTAACAAGTTTATTAGCCATTTATTTATTTGATTCATAATTATAAAATTTATAAATAGTAAAACCTATGGCTAACACTAAAGAAATTAGAGTAAGGTATTGGTTGCATTCAGTTATGCTAAAACCTATAGCGGTGCTATTTGCTAGGGCTACTTGTACTGTGTCTTTTAAGTCTGTCATTTGTTGATTTACTTTCTAAATAAATTTTTAATTTAATTACATTAATTAGTTTTGGTTTGTAGTGTGTTTTTAAGTTTTTTTTCAAGTTGCTTTTTGTATCTGTATTCATTGATTCTTTAGCCTTATTTAATTAAGTCCTGGAGTTAAGAAGTTTTGTAATGTTAATTTAGTTCCTTGTTGGTTTGGTCTTTCAAGGTTCATACCATTGTAGTATGCATTCTTGTCTGGATTCACGTCCGCCCCCGAATTCGTTGAGTATTCAGGAAATAAACTAGTATTATTTCTAATGTATTCTATAAGTCTCTCGGTATAATATTGTGCCGTATTGCTTATTTCTTCACGCAAACTTTGTGATTCTTCTGTAGTTAAAGCTGTTCCATTTTCAGAAGTCTTAGAGTAGATGTTGCCATTTTCTACTTTAAATCTTAAATAAGGAATAGCGTGGTAAAAAGAATAGTTAACTAACACAAAAGAAATATAATCATCAAGTAAAGTCTTGTAAGCAGCATTACCTACATTGCCTATTGTTCCTGCTTGTATAAGCCCTTTGATATGTTCGTATAACTGAGTGCCTAGCTTAGGCTCTATATAAAGTGTTTGAGCTTGTAGAACATAAGGCAATAAAATATTTACATCTACATTTAAGTTAATTGCCGTAGAATCTTTAAGTTTCTGTTCTGATATTAAAAGTACGTATGCCATTGTTTTTTAGTTATTTAGGTAATTATTTAGGTAAAAACCCTTTATTAGCCATTCTCTTTGGTGGCTTTGCTACTAAGTTGTCGTTCTTTTTTGGAGTAAACCCCTCTGACCTTGCTTTTGTGTAACCTATTACATCAGCATCTTCTATTTTTGTAGTTCTAGATTGTCCTAATGTAGTCTTGTAGATTTTTCTTAACCAGAAATGATGGCAGTTACCACCGCCTTTGTAAAGCCATATTGAATAAGTATCAGCACCTTTAGGACCCCAACCTTTATTTACTACTTTGCTACCCATATTAATAATATCTTCTTTTCTGTAAAGTTTATTAGCACCCATCATTTGTCTGCAAAAATCCCTTTTTTGACCTGATTTATTTTGTAAAAAGTTATCTTGCTCGTAAACATATCTAACTCTGAAATAATCACCAGTCTTTTTTGATTGTCCATCTTGCTCAGATTTTCTACTAGGTATTGCCGTTCCTGTAGAAGCTAACATAGTCTTTTCATTAGCTACTTCATTTAAAGTTTTTTCAAAGTCAAAGTCTTGGTGTTCACCACTTGCATTTTCTTCATCTATTAATTCCCAATCTTCTGAAATATCCTCACCATATTCTTGTATGAATTTAGTAAGCTCAGTTACTTCTGTTAAATCAGTTGCTTCAGAATGCTCCTCACAAGCCATATAAGAGACTGTGCCATTTAAATCGTGTTCGTGGTACCCTTCACAGCCCAAAGTCTTTGCGTGGGCTACAGCCTCTTCTATTGTGCTAAAAACAGGCTTACCATCTATCGTTCCTATTTTATTAAAAGTTTTAAGTTTACTAAGGTTAGCTTCTTCATTTACTGTTTCTTCTTTTTCTTCTAATGGTGGCAGCCCTACTGACTCTCTTATTTCTTCTTGTGTCATTACTTCTTTTAAGATACTAGAATCAAACTCTACTGTAATAGGTTTTAATTGCTCAAAGTCAACTTCTAAGTCCATATTATTTACAGAGAATATAGTCTGTAAAGTATTTAGAATGTTCGTTTGGAATCCGCGTATAACAGTATTATGATAAAAATTACTAGCGTTTCTTAGTTCGTCTGCATTACTTGAAAAACCATTAGATGTATCTATGCCCATTAAGGTTTTGCTAGTTATTCTATGAGCAGAGCAAATGTTT